GAACAGATTTCAGAACAGGAACTGCTGATAATGACATTAACGCTATCAAGTCTAATGGGTCTATCCCAGAGGGCTTTGCTGTTAACCATTATCTAACAGATAGTGATGCTTTCTTCATCATCACAGATGTTCCAAACGGAATGAAGCATTTCGTTAGAACTCCTATGGCTACTGGCATGGACGGTGATTTCAACACTGGAAACGTAAGATATAAAGCGAGAGAGAGATATTCTTTCGGTGTGTCTGATCCACTTGGAATTTACGGTTCAACAGGAGCTGCGTAAACTAGCAACTTTGGGGGCGATTTCTCGCCCCCTTCTAATTTCACCTTGACAGCGTAAGCTGACATTTGCCACGACAAGGAGATTAATATGGGCAATACAACATTTTCAGGTCCAGTTAGAGCAACTGGAGGATTTAAAGCAGTAAACAAGAGTAGCACCACAGGTGCATTTACAGAGACAGGTTTTTCTGTAAACTCAACAGGTCAACTCATTTCTATGGGTACACGAAAGATACAGTCTTTCGCAGGTACACTAGCAAGCACAAACGCAGCGTCTGTAGCGTATGGAGATGGTGACTGTCTTGTAGAATTAGGAACATTAAACGTAGATGCTCCTGATGATCTAGTTACACCATCAAAGATATTCTTACACAGAGCTTTGATAGGTATTACCACAGCAGCAGGTCAAACTCTTGCAGGTAACTTAGCATTGAGTTCTACTTCTGGAACAGCGACAAACGCAGCTGTATCAGGAACAGAGATAGTTGGTGCAGGAGTAACATCCTTTAACGAACAGCTAAGTGCTACACAATCTATCACAGAGATTGATATCAACTTTAACAACACAGCAGGTAACTATCACATCTTCGTGCCAAACGTAACGGCAGCTGTTGCAAATGTGCATCTTTATGCCAGAGCGACAACGGCTGTTAATGCTGATATAACAGCAGGAAGATTTACAGTTGAACTAGAATATTCAGTATTCTAAGGGGGTAAAACATGGCTGATGCAGTAACATCACAAACCCTTTTTGATGGCGACAAGCATGTTGTTATGAAATTTACGAACATTTCTGACGGTACAGGCGAATCAGCAGTTAAAAAGGTCGATGTCAGTGCATTGAATGCAGATATAAATGGCAATACTTGTACGAGTGTTGCCATAGAAAAAATCTGGTGGCAGTGCATAGGCATGAAGGTTAGGTTGTTTTTTGACGCAACATCTGATGCTTTTATTATAGAGTTAGGTGAAAATCAGAGTGGTCATCACGACTATAGTGAGTTTGGTGGTTTAAAAAATAACGCAGGGTCTGGAAAGACAGGTGATATTGATTTTACTACTGTGGGTCACTCTAGTGCTGATACCTACACAATCACTCTGAAGATGCGTAAAACGTACTAACGTGTTCGATCCAGTAACTATTTCGGCTGCTGTTGCTACAGCAAGCACGGCTTTTAACGGCATAAAAAGAGCGTTTCAGGCAGGTCGTGACTTGGAATCTATGTCACAGGATTTATCCAGATGGATGGGTGCTGTTAGTGATGTAGATGCAGCTCACAAATCTGCCAAGAACCCTACCATGTTTCGTAAAGTTTTTAGTGGGGGAAGCATTGAGCAGGAGGCAATAGAAGCCTTTACTGCTAAAAAGCGTTTGGAAGAACAACGCTATGAGCTTCAACAGTTTATTAAGTTTACGCATGGAACAGCAGCTTGGGATGAACTTCTTCGTATGGAAGGTCAGATAAGGAAACGTAGGCAACAGGAGATATATGATAAAAAGATATTTAGGGAAAAAGTCATCGGTATTGTGGCACTTACCATTGTCCTTAGTGTTGGCATCGGTCTTCTTGGTCTTTTCGTCTACACCCTTATGGGTTTCGACAGAGGATGGTTTAGCTAAGTGCGTAAGGAAAGATGGAGGACAAGAGACATTTGAATGGATTTGCACTGATGGAACTATTATCTATTTGGCACAGTCGGATAATATTAAGCAATGTTATACCTGTTTTCTAAAAAAATTCAGTGACTGGACTTGGGAACAGGAAAAAAGAAAAGGGATTAGAGAAAACCCAAAGTATGTAACGTGTAGACGATATAAAAGAAAACAAGCTAAGAATGGAAAGCAAGTGTGTTTATATAGAGGAGCCAACAATACATACACTTTAGTGGTTGAGGGTCAGTGTCCTGTAGAGTTTCAATGTAAATACGATCCTAACGGCAAAGAACCAAACATTGATAGTGTCGTTGATTCATTAAATGACAGCTTCAAATGAAGACACTAGTGTTTATTCTTGTAATTTTAGAAGGTTCAGAAATATATGATGATACTTTACAATACGGAAGTATAGACAGATGCAACTGGTACGCTAAGAAAATAAACTTTTACAATGAAAGACAAACAAGAAATACTTACTCAGCGTATTGCAAACCATTAGTGATTGAAAAGAATGAGGAATAATATTATAAATAGAAGAGATTGGAGGCTTTAATGGCAGTTGTAACACCAGACTTACCAGAGATATTTGAAGAAGCCTTTGAGAGAGCAGGGCTTGAAATGCGTTCTGGCTATGACTTAAAGACAGCTAGACGTAGCTTTCAGATATTAACATTGGAGTGGCAAAACAGAGGTATAAACCTTTTTACTATAGAGTCTGGCACATTATCCCTATCAGCAGGTACAGCCACATACACTATGCCATCAGATACCATTGATATCATTGAGCATACGATTAGAACAGGCACAGGAACATCACAGCTTGACACGAATGTAAATAGAATAAGTGTTTCTACGTTTGCCCAAAAATCAAATAAGAATACACAAGGTAAGCCAACACAGATATTTGTACAAAGACTAGCAGGCTCTACGACAGTCACGTTGCACCCTGTTCCAGACACGACATACACGTTAGCCTTTTTTAGGCTAAAAGGCATCGATAGTATTGCAACTGGTATAACAGGAACCACAACGAATTTTGTGCCACCACGGTTTGTACCATGTCTTGTAGCAGGATTGGCGTATTACATAGCCATGAAGAAGCCAGAAGTGGCTGATAGAGTGGCAGGATTAAAACAAGAGTATGAGTTTCAGTTTGAATTAGCAGCAGGGGAAGACACAGAGACAGCCTCTATAAAGTTTGTTCCCTATAACACATTCTTCACGAGTGTCTAATGGCTTACGCTAAGGGAAAATATGCTTTTGGAATATGCGATAGGACAGGCTTTCGTTATAAAATGGAAGACCTTGTATACGAGTTTACCAATGGTAAAAGAAATGGTTTGAGGGTTGGAAGAGATGTGGTTGATCCAGATCATCCACAAAACTTTGTCGGTCAGATAAAGAGTGACGATCCTCAGTCCATAATTGATGCAAGACCAGACCGAACAGAGCCTTTAGAGTTGTCTGTTGGTGTTGCTCAGTTTGACAACTTCGATTTAAAAATATCGCCAATCTTTGGTCTGGTTGGCATTGTCACGGTAACAACAAGCTAAGGAGATAAGATATGCCGATGAAAAGAAATAAAAAAGGTTATGTAGGTGGTGGAAAGATGAAGAAGAAAGGCATGGCTGCAGGTGGTAGAACCACTATGAAAAAGCAGATGATGCGTGGTGGTGGAGCCATGAAGAAGAAGGGTTACGCTATGGGTGGAGCCACAATGAAGAAGAAAATGATGAAGGGTGGTGGAGCGACAATGAGCCTTGCTAAGATAAGAGCTGCTGCTAAAGCTAAGGGATACAAACTAACCAAAGTATAAAATATGCCTTATCTACAAAGTAACATCCCACATTTCAAATGTTGGGTACGGAGGGAGTATACCCATAATCACCAAAAGTATCATGGTGAGTTTCTTCACGCTATGGCTATTGCCGTGACAACAATGCCAAATAGATGTCTTAGTTTTCAAGTTATATTTACAGGCTGTGAAACCGATGACACGGACGAGCCTAATGTACATGGTGGAGCGATGTGGGCTAGAATGCCAATTACGGCTTTAGTAGCAGATACTCCAGTTGAGGAGTGGGCAGAACCCATGCCTGTTCACTATGCGCAGCCGTGGGATTGTTCCTCCCTCCACCACGCTGTGTATGTTTTGGATAGGGCTACACCATGTCCTTGGTTAGCAAAGATAGGCAAAGACTTCTACCCTGCTAAATATTTATTTACTGTGGACTATGTAGATAGTGAAATAGCTGATGATCCTGCACAACACAAGCAAAGTCATGTATTAGAATTGCTAGACGCAGGTCAGTGGACAGGAAATATAGTAGCATTGCCTAACAACAGAGTGCGTGTTACACATCCTGCATGGTTTGAAACAGGAGAAGGGCCACCTGATTTCTTGCCATCACAGCATATACACTACTCCAAGTCGGATTTGGATTATGTCTTGGATGTCAACCAGATATTTGATAATCTATACGCAAAAAGTAAGAGCAAGAAATGAACTACACAGAACTTACAGCGTCAATAAAGGAATACACGGACAATACCGAAACAACTTTTGTCAGTAATATTCCTAACTTTGTAAGGCAAACAGAAGAAAGAATATATCGATCTATCCTTATACCAGAACTCAGAAAGAATGTAACAACATCGCTGACCACGAGTAATAGGTTCTTAGCAAAGCCAACAGATTTCCTAGCTGTATTTTCTATTGCTGTTGTAGATGGCAGTAGTAATTACTCTTTCTTACTACCAAAGGATGTAAACTTCATACGAGAGGCATATCCTGCAACAGGAACAACAGGGCTTCCTTTGTATTACTCTTTGTTTGATGGAGACAACTTCTTATTAGCTCCCACTCCAGACTCTACATACACAGTACAACTGCACTACTATTACGATCCACCATCAATAGTTACATCAGCTACATCTTGGTTAGGAGATAATGCAGAGGCAACTTTGTTGTATGGGGCATTACTAGAGGCTTATACATTTATGAAGGGTGAAGCTGATATAATATCGTTTTACAAAACACGGTATGATGAGGCTATGGCAGGATTACAGCAACTTGCTGATGGCAGAAACAAAAGAGATAGTTATAGAAACGGTGAACCAAGGATAATGTAATGTTAATGGAACTACCCAAAACACCTATAGTAAACGTACACACCACAGAAAATAGAGGCTTTACGCCAGAAGAAATAGCCAAGAGGTGTTCTGATAAAATAGTAGAAGTAAGTGAAACAGCATCGCCAGATGTTAGAGAACAGGCAAGAGCCTTCAAAGAACACCTAGAAAAAGTTATAGCGTTTTATATGAAAGAAGCTATAAAATCAGACAGAACAACTATCTACAATGCTATTAAAGATGCAGGACAAGAACAACTTGCAGAACATATAAGGAGACTATAATGGCTATATCACAAGCAATGTGTACGTCTTTCAAAAAAGAACTATTAGAGGGAAAGCACAACTTTCTAAATACTGGAGGTAATACGTTTAAATTAGCCTTGTATACATCAAGTGCGAGTTTAGGTGCAGGAACCACA